ATCATATTTGAGTCCACGATATGTAGTGTAGACATCTGCAAGTTGCAATCCTATAAAAGCTACCCAATCACCTGTAGTTGGTGGGTCAACTAATCGGAGTGTAAATAGTGACCTGTTCTGACTTTCCTTTAACCTTGATTCTATCAACTTCTGAGAATGTTCTATTTGGACACTGTCGATATGTTTCTGATGATAACAACACGTCCACCCCTTCGTAATTTCGAGTTTGTCCCTCGAGTCTAGCCCCAAGGTTGACGGCGTCTCCAATGACGGAATAGTCAAATCTAACTTCTGACCCCATGTTTCCAACGATGCACTCACCTGTAGAGATACCAATACCAACATTGATAGGAGGTAGGTTGAGGGGTTTAAGTTCTTCATTGAGTTCCTTGGTTGCAGCTAATACTTCTATTGCAGACTTAACTGCTAGTTCAGCATGATTTGGACAATCCAAAGGTGCATTCCAAAAACTCATAATACAGTCGCCCATGTATTTGTCGATTGTTCCTTTATTATTTAGGATTATCTTTGTTTGCATGTCAAGAAACTTGTTTATGAGTTCAACTAATCCTTCGGGGTCGTCATTGTTTTTATAGTGTTCACTTATGGGTGTGAATCCACATATGTCCATGAACATGAATGTCATTTCTTTTCTTTCACCACCTAGTTTTAATAAGTCGGGGTTTTTTGCAAGTTGGTCAACCATGTCGGGAGATAAATACTTTTGAAACTGCTTCTTAATTTGTTCTTTGAGTTGATAGGTTTTATAATATTTGTTGAAGGAAGCATGTCCAAAAACTATTATGGAGGCCATCGATGAGTAGAAGATATCGAAAAGAACGAAACTTGAAGTCCACAAATAGAAACCCAAACCCACCTGAAATCCAACGATACCTAGACTCACTATCCCCGAAAAAATTGTGGGAAGTGTGTAGACCGATACCATTATTCCTAAAAGGACTGTCAATAGAAGAACGACTTCTAAGAATTCAAGATAGTAGGATTGTTGTATTTGAACTCCTGTGGAGACGGAGTGGAGGATTGAAGCTTGAACTTCGTGAGGATACTTTACACCCACTGGGGTTGAAACTGGATTATTCAGACCTTCAGCCGTCAGACCCCAAATTAGAGTCTTGTTCTCTAGGTTAGAATTTGGTAAATCTTTTGCCGACACCCTTTCGAAATTATTCCAATATCCTACAAGGATATCTGCAGTTGGAGTGGTTTCGATTGGGGGTTGTCTTCCAATACGAATCCATTCAATTCCAACTTCGGGTGTCACACGAGTCTGATAATTAGGTTGGTCATACATTGCACGTAAAACTTCTAGTGCAACTGAGGGATACACTACACCATTTGCAGAAACAATTAATGGTGCAGAACGAACTGTTCCGTCAAAGTTTGCAGTTCCACTGACTGGTGGTGTAGTAATTGTCACACCTGAACCATATGAATTTTGTTCTAGTATTGGAATCGGTGAAGAGATTCCTGAGAAACTCCATATATGGTCGTCTATATTTCCTCCACCGAAAACACTAGTTCTTACAAAAGGTGCAGAACCAGTATCTTTTTGAATTGTTGGTGCAGAAGATAGAATCGATAATCGGTTAACTAAACCTTCTGCAAATGCTTCATCACCCTGAAACCTATCAGGTTCTTTAAAGAGTTGAGTGAAAACATGTGTATTAGTGTATGAAGTGTCAAGCATTAAATCCCTGTAAATAGACCTTGGCCAAGGATACTGACCATACACTTCAAGTGAAGATTCGTCTATATCTACTAAGACAATATTGTCTACCTGAACTACTTCCTGAGATTGGTGTAGATAATCAAAATAAGACCATGATATATTTTCTATGAAATAGGGATTCCATATCTTAAGACCGAATAATAACCCTATGGTTATTACAACTGTTTTCCACGAATACATTAATTACCTTGAGTGACGTTTAAAGTGCAACCACCTATTGTATTACATGTTTGAGATAGTGTATATGATTGTGCAGTATCACCTGTTTGAACTAAGGTTAAATCTGTTCCGTATGTTCCGTCTAGTGTTATTGTTGCAGTGTGAGCTCCAGTCTTTTTCTGAATTACACTAACTTCATTGTAATCGTTGTTAATTGTTCCAGTAAGTGTCTTATCACCATTCTGCAATTGTTTTGAAAATACGTCATTGTAATCACCATAAATGTTCCAAGTCATTGAATGACTTATTGAATCTGAATCTTGTTTCTGACTTCCTTTAAAGTCATTGTAGTCACCATGAATATCTAATCTTACATAGTTTCCACCAGGCTCCGTTCCGTCATAACTCCAAGTAGGTGTAAGTGAGTTGTTGATTTCATATCCTTGACCAAAAACAACTTGGTTGTAATTACCCCATATATGAAATCCAAAATCATTATCATTACAACTTGTGACAGAACATTTTTGTCTAACTTCTAATTCATTATTATATCCGTCTAAATCACCACCCCAACTTTTACCCGAACCCCATGTATCAGTCCAACCAATATACAAATTGTTTCCTGATTGTAAAAGGTCTATTGTATTATTTTGGTGGTCAAAAGAAAAACGTGCAAGGTTATTATAACCTATTTGGTCAATTGATAAATCTGCATTGTCACCACCATTGACTTGTTCTACATGAACGTGATTATCGTCTGCATAAGAAAACATAGGGATTATAGAAATCCCTATGATAAGAAATGTTTTCTTTAAAATATCCATTGTAATATTAATATTGTTAATATACCTTTACACCATGCAAACCACATAGCTTGATATTGAGTCAGACCGAATTCGTTTAACCACCATTCGGTTCTTCTCTCATGCCACTTAAAGACTTTTATTAAAGTATCCATAAGTTGCCTCCTATGTATTATTTAGTTAGATTGATTGATAAAGATACGTATGCTGGGGTCACCATTTCCGAACTCAATTATACCTTCCCAACCTTCTACCCTAGTGTCTACGAAACCTGAACCACCTGATGCAATGGTTATTTCAATAACACCATTCACATTTCTATACAGATATAAGTTTCCATCTTCTACAAATACGTTAAATTGTGAATCTTTGTTGAATCCAAGTGTTGCACCCTTTAGGTCATAATCACCTGTTTGTCCTTTTTGTGCATCACCAAGACTTACAGTTGTCTTTTCTAATGCTTCTACTATGTCTAATAAATCTGTAAGGAAGTCTACATCTAGAAAATCTATATCTAGTCTACTTCCTCTTGCATCATAATTCTCATCTGTATAATCATCTATATCTTTTTCTAATTCATTGAATTCTAGAAAATCAACATCAAGAACACCTTGGTCTTCATCAAGGTCATCTGAAGCCTGTTCCTCTACTGCTTGTTTTACTTCTTGTGGTGGGTTAACAATAAACATATTGTCAATGAGATTAACTGTTAAATTGTTTATTACTACTGATTGAGTTGGTGGTTGGTCTAAACTTGATACCATTGTTGCTTGATATGCCTTATTCAGTATAGTTTCTCCACCTTCGTTATATACTCTAATCTCACCTGAAGGTGTTATTCCGTCTTCGTCAGGCAAAAGTATAACAAGTGTTCTTCCTAGTTCGTCAATAGTTGTTGTGAAATCTGTTCCATTAATTGCTATCTGAGCAGTTGGAGTTGATATGTCTATGTTTGCTTTCTTTATTTTGTTTCCCTTACCTGAAGCAAATCGTGCCGTTCCTTGCACCATTCTCATAGCCATTTTTGATTTAGAAGGGTCGGGGTCGTAATACACTTCGTCAATGTATACAATTGTATGTTCGATTAAGTCAAGTTCTTCTTCGTCTAAGAACTCAATCTTCATTCTCCCATTTACTGTTTCTGCAACGTCATACAATTCAATATCATAACCTATTTCAGGTGATATGAAATCTGTATTTTGACGTGTAATTTTTCCGAGTCCAATTGACTCTACGATATCACCAATGGGGTCACTGAATGCAACCCCACTGATAAACATAAGATTAATTACTATCGCTAGATGAATCTTTTTGAGTAATTTGGATTGTTGCATTATCACTTGTAATATCCAATGTAATTAGTGCATTAGGTGTTGCACATGAAGCGTTTGACGGCGAACATGTTCCACTAATTTGTGTAATATCCATATCTGCACTATCTCCGTCTAGGTCAACAACCAAAGATTGTTCCCCGTCTGACTGAAGTGTGTTAATATTATTACTTGAACCCGTGACTTCAAAGTCCCAAGTTAAGTCATCACTTTCCCAATCAATATCAAAAACATTCGAACTACCGATTAGTATTAAGTCTGAATTAAGTCTCTCTGCACTATACACACTACCTTGGTCAAGGTCAAAAGTATTACTACTTCCAGTGACATCAAAGTTAATGTCCGATGAATCTGCACTTCCTACATCTCCGATTAACCAGTCTATACTGTTTGAATCACCAGTAAAGTCTAGTTTATATACTGAACTGTCTGCTTCAACAGAACCGAACAGAGTATTTGAATTTCCTATAAAATCCAAATCAAAGTCCAAAGTTGCACCAGTAATAGTCATAGCTCCTGTAGCAGTTGCATCAGAACCTATCTTATTACCAAATCCAATTTGGTCTATATACAAGTCTAAAGTATCACCTGTTTGGGTAATCTTAATCTCGTTATCATCAGTGGATTGTGCGAAAAGAATTGGTGTCGACATTATTGCAATTAAGCAAAAACTAATAAGTTTATTCATTTTCGTTTTCCTCTGTATTTAAATCATGGAGTTCGTTAGTCCCATCTGCTTGATGAGGGTGACGATGTCCATCTGTTATTTTCCAAAAACCTCTATCGTGTCCTTGGTAAACCAATTCTAACACTGCAGCTTCTATAGCAGTTCTCACTGCATAAGTCACTGATTCATTATTTCCCACTCCGTCTTCAATCTCTACTAGTTGGGTTCCTTGTTCTACAAACTTAAATAAGTCTGCACCACCACCCACGGATAGTATTGATTTCCGAGTTTGCACATTAAGTAATACCTCTCCAGTAAGAACACTAACTGCTCTCATTGAAATGGTCACAACATCTTGACGATATTGTTGACTATATCCTATTCCGAGGGTTCTTGCGCCTGAGCCTCCAGTTTGGATATTAGTATCATATCCTACTATTCCACCTTCAATTATAATTCCAGCAAATAGTAAGGGTTGGACACCTTTTGCCTCAGTGTCCGTTGCTTTCGCAAAATCTTGTCTTGCAGAACGAATAATCTGTCTTTCTCTGACTAACGCATCGATTCCATTTCGTTCTACAACTCTAAACCATGTTCCACCACCAGCAGTCTTAAGTGCATCGATAACCATTTCGACACCACCTTGGGTGACTGCAGTAGAGAAATCTGCAATACCTTCCCTTGCTTTTCTCTGACCAGTTTTATCATTGAAGTTATATACTGCAACAATAGGTTTTTCTTCAGCAGGGGGAAGATTTAAAAGTTCTACGTATGAAGGTAATTTAACAACTTCGGGAAACTCTACACAAATATAATCTCTTGTGACTGGTTTCTTTATTCCAGTTGCCATATCCTTTCGGACACCTTGTTCCCAGTTTCTACAATCTTGGGGTGTTTCCGTAAACTTTGGGACTGATGCACAGCCACTTATTAGAAGGGTTAGTGCAAGTAAATACTTAACCATCTCCACCACCAGTTCCCGCATCAGGGTCTTGTCCAAAGTTTCCTGTTCCGACTGGAATTTCTATAACTGTTGTTGTTCCTTCGGTATCAACAATTGTCATTTTAATAACATCAGTTCCGTCTGCGTTAGTTATTACCTCCCATGTAATAACACTTCCTTCAAGTGTAAATGACCCAAAGCTTGAAGCTTCATCATTACTAAACATTGATTCAACTAATTGTTTAGATAGCTGTGCATAGATTCTGCTTTCTAGGTTCCTAATAAATTTTGCAAGTGTAGTGTTATCTGCTTCTCTTTCAGCAGCCTTTCTTGCAGACTCCAATGCGTCTTCTATTGCTTTCTTACGGCTGGACTCTTGGTTCTCAATTGTAAGATAATGAGCACCCGTTCCGATACCTGAGAATGAAGGGTTTTTAAACTTGTGAACTATCTCCGTTCCGTGAACTTGGAATGATAGTAAAATTGAAATAAAACAAATTGGTAAAATATATTTAATCATTGTCTATGGTTTTTGCCGAAATCTTTTTCTTTTCATTTTCACGATATTCTAGAACTACGTCAACCTTTTCTTTAAGACGTATGAGGTCTTGGTCTAACATTCTAGTTTGGTCAATTACTCGGATTAATGCAAAATGCATTTTTTCAATTTCGGGGTCTATCTTTTCACCAATAAACCACCATACATAATATACGAAATATCCTAGTCCTACCATCATAACAACTGGGAATCCGTAATCGGTTATTAGTTCGACAATTAAGGGGACTTCGGCTTCCATGTTAATCCCTTCTTACATCAAGTTTCCCGTCCTCTATAAAGTTCTCTGCTCTTGCAACTCTCTCTATATCGGGTCTTAACTCTAATGCACTTGACACTAGCATATCAATCTTTATCATTTCGTTAGACATTGTTCTTGCACGATTCTCTAACGATTCACAAAACATTGTAAGTGTCTTAATATTATCGACTATCCCTTCGAAGATTTGTTTGATTACCATGAATATGAAGAACCCCATGACTAATGCCATTGCAATGGGAACTCCAACGTCACCTATCAAATTAAATACTTCTTCCATACCTTCTATTTATAATAAAAAGGGGGACACTGTCCCCCCTAAATGACTTTTTGTCAACTAATTAAAGTTGGTCACGAATTTCTGAAATAACTGCAGCTTTAGCACCACTCTTCTTGACTTTCAGATTTTTCTTTTCTGCAAGTTCAATCAATTGGTTCTTAGTTAACTTCTTTAATTCTGCAACACTTGGTTTTTTTGGTTGTGGTTTTGCAACTGGTGCTTGAACCTTAACCTTTTTATCTTTTTTGTTGTTTGAAACAAAGTAAGCAACTACTAGAACTACAACTATAATTCCGATAATTTCCATAATTTATTACCTCTAATTTATTTATCTAACAAAGGGTTTTTGTCTTTTGCTTTACCTATTGCAAGTGCAAGGACTTCTAACCACTTATACACTTTAGCCCAAAGTTTATCGTCTGCTGGTGTTGGTGTTAAAGCAACAATCACACTACAGATTGATATTACCACTGGAATTACCATAAGTA